AAATAAAAGGAGGACAATTGAAAGAACTTGAGTTTAACAAGGACTTTAAATTAAATACAACAGGCACTTTATATTATAAAAACAGAATAATAAAAGCGCGCAAAGGAATAACTGCTGCAATTTTTTATTCATATAATACGCCTGTTGGCTATCAAATATTTGACAATGGAGCAGCAATTAAATCAGTTGTTGTTTTTCATAGTTATAGCCAAACTACGTCAAAACATCTTAATAAGATAAAAGAGCTTATTACAGATGACGAAAGAAATGAATTAACTGAGTTACGTATTGAGGACTTTATTAAAGAAGCTCTTAAAGACGAAATGGATTTTAGAGTAGGAGCTAATCCTATGGAATTAAATAAAGTTAATCCATTTACAGAATTACTTATTTAAAGGAGGACAATGAGTAAAAAAAAGAAAGAGTTAGACGTTAATATAACGTTAGAAAGATATGACAGGTTTAAAGATACTTTTAGAGTTGTTGATCAACCTGACGGCAATATAGGCGAAAGGCATTGGCACGATGGAAATGTTTTTCTTGAAATTGCTGATGAAGAAAATAATGTTCATATTAACGTTGATAAAAATGTTTTTGATTTAATTGTATTAACATATTTACAAGGCCACTATATAAGATATACAAGTGGAATTATAAAAGGTCAATTAATACATAGACAAAAAAAATTAATTAAAGAACTTGAAAAAAGAAAAGAGGAATTACTTGAACAAAAGAAAAAAGAACAAGAATTAAATAGTCTATAAGCAGCCCCTTATAGTACGAGTGAAAGACCGGACTAAGTTCCGGTCTTTTGCTTTAATAACATATAAAACTTTCTTTCAATACCCTTATTTAAAATAAATATATTGAAAGGAGTTAATTTTGGCTAAATTTGTTTTAACAGACGCAAGCGTAGTACTTAACAGCGTGGATCTTTCAGACCACGTGGCAAGTGTTACTTTAGATATTACAGCTGATGAAATAATGACTACTGCAATGGGCAGTACATTTCAAACAAGATCAGGGGGCCTTAAGTCAGGAACTTTATCGATCGAGTTTCAGCAAGACTTTGCTTCAAGCGAGGTTGACGCAACTTTGTTTCCGTTACTTGGAACAACTACAGCTTTTGTAGTTAAACCAACTTCCGGATCAGTAAGTTCAACTAATCCTAGCTACTCAGGTACAGTTTTAGTAAATCAACATATACCATTGGCAAATGCTGTTGGTGAGCTTGCAACTATGTCTGTTGCATTTCCAACATCCGGAACTATTACAAGAGCTACTTCGTAATGGGAAACATGATCGTCATTATGAATGACGGGACAACATTAGAAGTTAAAGTAAAGCCTGCAGATATAATAAAATTCGAGCGTAAGTTTGATATACCAATTTCAAAGTTAAATGATGAACAGCGTTATGAATGGCTATTGTATCTTGCTTGGTTGGGCGCTAAAAGAAATGGCGTTACAGATGATTATGATACTTGGATTGAAAAAGTTGACGAGCTCGACTTAGCTGGGTCAAGTGATAATTTAAAAGACTAGACGGATTTATTAGCCTAGTTGCAGCTATATCAGTTGAAACTGGAATAGATCCTAATGCTTTAATGGAAACAGATATGGAAATGTTTAACGCAATTGTTAACGTAATAAATAAAAGGTATGAAAAATAATGGTTAAACGTTCAATGGATTTTACGATCGATAATTCAGAGTTAATTGAATTACGTAAAGAATTTAACAAATATGGCCAGAAAGATGTTTTAAAAGTATTATCTAAGTTTCATAGAGAAATTGCTAAAGAGCAATTAGTTGATATTAGAGCAAAAGCTAAAAAACAAAGAGTGCCAAAAGCAAGAGCTTCAGCTATGGGATTTACAGCTTCAGGAACTAGAACAGAAGCTAAAATTACTTTAAAGAGTAATGACAAAAGACCTAGCACGTGGTCAATGGAATATGGCCGCCGTTATATGTATGTCCCAACTAAAAAAGGTAATACTCGAGCAGTTAGTCGAAGCGAAGTAGGCAATTTAAGATACTCAAGACCTGGAGCTCAATTTCCATATAAAAAATGGATTGGCAACCAACATCAAAAAGGTGAAAGCACGTTTACTGAAATGGGCAAAAAAGGTTATGTTGTTGGAAAAACTTTAAGTGACAATCAAAATCAAATAGCTGAAACTTATAACGATCGTTTATATAACGCACTAATAAAGGCAATAAATTAATGGCAAAAGATAAAAAAGTTTCAATATCAATTATAGGTAAAACTAAACAATTTACTGACAGTTTAACTAAATCACAAAAAGCTATGAAAGGCTTTAGCAACGTAGCGGGCAAAATAGGTAAGGCTACAGCTGCTGGTTTAGGAGTTGCCAGTATTGCAGCGGTTACTTTAGGAAAAGAATTAGTTGATTTAGGATCTGACGCAAATGAGGCTCGAGCAGCTTTTGAAACTACATTTGGAGAGAGCGTTCCAAGACTTACTGAATTCGTAGGCGATTTTGCAAATATGGCTGGTTTAGCTGGCCATGAGTTAGAAGGTTTATTAACACAGTCAGGAGCAATCCTTCAAGGTATTGATATGACTGCTGACGCTTCAGCAAACTTGTCAATGGATCTTGCAACGCTTGCCGGTGATGTAGCTTCATTTAGTAACGTACAAGGTGGAGCCGAGCCAGTTATGCAGGCGTTTACTAAAGCTTTGCTCGGTGAAAGAGAATCACTTAAAACTTATGGTATTGCAATTATGGAAGCAGACGTGCAACAGCAAGCTTTTATAATGACTGGCAAGACTAACGCAAAAGAATTAACTAAACAAGAAAAAGCTTTAGCAACTTATGAATTACTTTTGCAAAAAACTAAAGTGCAGCAGGGCGATCTAAATAGAACGCAAGAAAGTTTTGCAAACAAATCAAGGGCAGCTCAAGCTAAATTAAAAGATTTAAAAGTAACAATGGGCGCCGAGTTACTTCCAGTTGTAGAAGAATTGCTCCCGGTTATTGTTGATTTAGTTACAGAAATAGGTCCTCATTTAGTTAGCGCAATAAAAGCGGTGGCTCCGTTTATTCAAGTAGTAGGCGAATTACTTTCAGCTTTGGCGCCGCCAATAATAGCTGTTGTTACTTTAATGTTAACATTGCTAGCGCCTGCTTTTAAGAAAATGACTGAAATGGTTGATAAATTTTTAAAACCGTTTTTTACAAATCTTCCTGAAAATTTTGAAAATATGATAAATAGAATAATAAATAGTTTAAATGGTTTTATCAGAACTATAAATGGATTTGTTGATAGAGTTGCAGGGGTACTTGGAAAAATAGGAGTTAATATTAATTTGCCAAAATTATCTGAAATAGGAAATGTTTCTTTTGGTTTTGCTCAAAGCGAAGTAAAAAAATTAGCGCCTGTTGAAACAATTGATCCGGCTGCTACATTACAAACTTTAACTCAAAGCACAGCCGCAGCGCAAACAGCTTTAATGAATCCTGACGCTGGCTTAACTGTTAACTTTAATAAACCTGTTAATGATCCAAATGCGGTTGTTGACGCATTAAGTAATTATACTAGAAGAAATGGACCGTTAGGCAGAGTTCTAACAATTCAATAATGGCACAACCTACAGTTAGAGTACGAATGGGATTTACCCAAAATACCTTTACTTTAGATGATTTAATTAGAGGTGTTTTAGATAGTGCTGAGCTAGGCGGTGGTACAACTCTAACAGATGTTACTTCTGACGTTCAAAGCGTAACAATATCCAGAGGACGGTCAAGAGATTTAGCTACGTTTAATTCTGGAAGTTGTTCAGTTAGATTAATTAACAATGCTAGAAAATATGAAAATACAAATACTTCTTCGCCGTACAGTCCAGGTATAGAGCCGATGATAGCTATTCACATTGACGCTACTACAGACGGCGGAAGCAATTATAAAGATTTATTTGTAGGTTTTGTTACTGATATAAATTTAAGTTATCCTGATCAAGGCAACTCTTTTGCAGATTTTTCTGGATCCGACGCATTTATGAAATTAGCAAATACAAATTTAATTAATGCTAGTTTTTCAAGTTCAACTTCTGGAACTTTAATAGGCAGCGTTTTAGATAATGCAAATGTTAAGTTTGGTACTGAAAGAGATATTGAAACAGGAATTTCTACTATGCAAGCTGTTAGCAATATAAGTGAAAATACTTTAACATTTTTGCAAAATATAGAACGATCAGAAAACGGATTATTGTTTATGAGTAAAGATGGTAAATTAACTTTTAAATCAAGACACACAACTTTTCCTTCAAGTCCGGCTGCAACATTTAGCGATGATGGATCTGATGTTCCTTATTTAAGTATAGATTACATAAATGATGATAATGAAATTTTTAATATAGTTTCTTTAACAAGAACTGGTGGATCAACTCAAACTGTTCAAGACGCGGCCTCGCAAGGTAAATATTTAATTAGAACTTTGTCAAGAGATGGTTTATTAAATAATTCCGATACAGAAGTTTTAAGCGCTGCTAATTTTTTATTAGGTAAATTTGCAAATGCTCTTATTAGATTTGATAATTTAAATATTGATTTAACAGAAGCAACAACAGCTAATCAAAATACAGTTTTAGATCGTGAAATTGGCGATATTGTAAAAGTTGAATTAACACCTCCTGGCGGAGGATCTCCTGCGCAAGTAACATCTAATGAAATTATTGATTCAATAAGTTACAGCATTACACCTGAAGTTTTTAGTTGTTCATATCAATTATCAAATGCCGATGTTCAAGCGTTTATGCGGTTAGATAATACTTTATTTGGTGTTTTAAATACTGACAAGCTTGGCTATTAATGACGTATAAAGGTTTGCTAATAACTATAAAGATAAAATAAAATTATGGCAAACGGTTTTAAAGTATTTAGTACAGGAGAAGTATTAACAGCAGCTGACGTAAACGACTATCTTATGGAACAGTCCATAGGTATTTTTGCGGATTCTAGTGCTAGAGGATCTCAAATTTCAAGTCCTGTTGAAGGCCAGTTTGCATACTTATCTGATTCTAATACGCTTACCTACTATACCGGATCAACTTGGGCTTCGTATATTGGCGATGGCGATATAACAGGAGTTACAATTACAACAGCTTCAACTTCTGGTTTATCAGGAGGAGCAACAGCAACATCAGGAGCATTTTCTTCAACATTAGTAGTTGATCCAAGTCAACTTACAGACGGATCTTCTTTTACACCAGATTTAGCAAATGATTTATTAATTTTAGAAGACGCTTCATCAGGAACTGTTTATAAAGTAAAACCAAATCAAATAGCTTCAAGCAGCGGCGGCGCGGCTTTTAGCGAGTTTTTATTAATAGGCGCATAAGAAAGGATATATAAAATGGCAACAGCATATAAAGTACTTGGTCAAGTTGCAGACGCTTCTGCAAATAATGTTTCTTTAATTGCAGATCAAAATGGTGAAACAGTAGTTTCTACTATTGTAGTTTGCAACAGAGAATCATCTGAAAACACTTTTAGAGTCGCTGTAAGACCAGGCAACGCAACATTAGCAAACGAACATTATATTTCGTATGATGTTCCAGTTCCTGCTAATGACAGTTTGTTTCTTACTGTAGGCATAACCCTTGCAGATAATGATACTGTTACTGTAGGCGCTTCAGACGCAAATGTGAGTTTTAGTGCATTTGGTACAGTAATAACATAGGAGATTAAATGTCGATCAAAAGTTCAAGAGGTCAAGGTGTTAATGGCGGAGCTTTTCGTAACTTTACAGCTGCTAATGAATATGGAGGCGGTTTTAAAGCTATAGGCGGAGATACTGTAGTAGAAAATAATGGCTATATGGTACACACATTTAATGCTTCTGGTACGTTCCAAATTTTTTATGGTAAAAGAGAAGTTCAATGGCTAGTTGTTGCTGGAGGTGGTCAAGGTGGCGGAGCTACTGAAGGATCGCGCTGGGGCGGCGGCGGAGGGGCAGGCGGATTTAGAACTGCTACATCGACCTCTTTAGGAACTGGCTCATATACTATAACAGTTGGTGCAGGCGGCACAGGTTGGTCAGGAGCTCAAGGCTATTCAGGCTCGGTTAGTCAGTTTGGATCTGTAGCGCAATCTTCTGGAGGAGGAGGAGCCGCTGGCGGTTTTAATACTTCAGGCGGTGGTGCTAATGGCGGATCTGGTGGGAGCCGCTCATCAACAAATGGAAGTAATGGATCAGGAAATGCAGGGGGTTACTCTCCGGCGGAAGGTACTGACGGAAACTCTTCTGGCGGCGGAGGAGCTTCACAGCAAGGTGGTAATAATAGCACCAATGGAGGACAAGGAACTGCTTCAACTATAACTGGATCGTCTGTTGAATATGCAGGCGGAGGCGGTCGTGGACAAACTAGCTCATCTCCAGGAGGAGACGGAGGAGGAGGAAACGGTCAAGGCGGCGGAGGAGCTGGAGCTGGTCAAGCTGGAACTGCTAATAAAGGTGGTGGCGGAGGAGGAGCTTTTTCATTTTCTGGAAACCACGCTGGAGGAAACGGCGGATCAGGTATTGTTATATTAAGGTATAGGAAGTAATGGCCCATTTTGCAAAAGTTCATAAAAATACAAAAGAAGTTTTACAAGTAGTTGTTATTAGTAATGATATTGTAGATCCAGAAGAAACTGGAACTGATAATGAAGCATTAGGAATAGCTCATTGTCAAGAATTATGGGGAGACGGGGTTGACTATGTTCAGTGTTCCTATAATGACAATATAAGAGCTAAGTTTCCTTCTATGGGTGGCTTTTATGATGAAACGAACGATATATTTAAAGAGCCGCAGCCGTTTGCAAGCTGGACAACTTTAAACACTACAACAGGAGAATATGAGCCACCTATTGCTCACCCTACTAATTATTCTGACGAAAACGGCAATTGGCATTGGGATGAAGTTGCTTATCAAAATGATACTAATGACCCTAAAACAAAAGGTTGGGTGCAAGCGATCGCACAAATACCTGAATAAGTTATAATTAACTTATGGTTGAAATTAAACTATCAACAGCAAACAAATTAGCAGCATTAGATAAATCAATTCACCCTCAACCTGCTAAATATTTTATACCTTCGTGGTTTAAAAACATGCCTGTAAAAGTACCACTTGAAAATGCTGATTTTAAAAGCGATCTTATGCCGTTTGATAGAACAGTAAAAGCGTGTCCTTCTATGCACGATGTATTTCATAATGGAGTAGTATTTGTGTCTCCTTGTGATGTTCATTTGTTAGTTGTTAAAAATGAATTTACAGGAGAATATGATTGCACTTGGCATACGCCTAGCGATGATTATAATTTAGAAATTCATAAGCATGTGCAAATGACTGATCACGTAAAATCAAGTGGAATTAAAGGAATATTTAAATATAATTATCCATTTGCTATGTATGCACCAAAAGGATATAGCGCGTATCAAATGCCTATGATTTATCATTATGAACAAATGAAAGATTGGCACGTTCCTTATGGCATTGTAGATGTTGATAGGCACCATGAACTTAATCCGCAAATTATGTTCACTAGCAATAAAGATGAAATAATTATTAAAAAAGGCACACCTTTATGCTATTACATTGTTTTTAAAAGAGAAGATTACGAATATAATGTAGTTCCATTTAGTGACGAGCTAAGAAATAAATCTATATTATCAAGAGGCAATGTATTTACACATTTTAAAAATGGTTATTTAAAAAGTAAAAATAAAGATTCTAGAAAATGAAACTAGCAATAATAGGTAAAGGGACTGCTGGTGCATTAGCACTAAATCATTTTACAAACTACACTGATTGGAACATAGATTTATATTATGACAGTTCTATGCAAGAGCAAACTGTTGGTGAAGGTACCACGTTAGATATACCACGAAATTTAGAAGATACAATTGGAGTTACGTGGGAAGAAATTAAAAAATTAAATGGATCTGTTAAAACTGGTATTCAATATAACGGTTGGTCTCCAACTGATTATTTTCATGGGTTTCCTTTACCCCTATCGTCTATTCATATTGACGCTGTTAAATTGCAAAACTATTTAATTGACAAAAATCCTTGCAACCTGATAGATCAAAAAATAAACATGAAAGATATAGACGCTGACTTTATTATGAATTGTAGTGGTACTCCAAATGATTATGAAGATTACGAAGTCACAGATAAATTAAACGTAAATGCTGTATGCTTAATGCAATTTAAACCCATAGAACACTTTGATTACACGCTTGCACAAGCTATGCCTAATGGTTGGATTTTTGGTATACCTTTAGGAAACAGAACATCTTTTGGATATTTATATAATAAAAACATAACGCCTCGGCAAACTGTTCAATTAGAAATGATTGAGCATTTAAATAGGCTAGGATATAAAAACCCTATAATAGAAAATCAATTTGAATTTAAAAATTATTTTAGAAAACAAAATTATACAGATAAATATTCCTACAATGGAAATGCTTCATTTTTTTTAGAGCCTTTAGAAGCTACAAGTTTAGCTATGGTAAATAATATAAATAGACACACCTGGGATTTACTTCATAAAAATATTACAGTTACACAAGCTAATGAAATGTATAAAAAGTATTTGTATGAAATTATGGTTGTTATAAATTTGCATTATTTAAATCCGAATCATTCAAGTGATTTTTGGGATTACGCTAAAATAAACAGTCAATGGATTTATAAACACGAAGAGTTTAAAAATATACTAAAAAATTTAGATAATATAAATTATTTTGTAAATGATTTTGGTACTTGGACTAAAGAAAGTTTTATACAAAACATTGAAGGTTTATCATTAAATTTATAGCATTAGATCAACAATTAAAAAATTATCCAATTCAAAAATATTCTAAAGTTTTAAGTTGGTTTAAAGATATTCCTAAAAATGTTAATGGAAATAAAACTGCAAGAACTTGCCCAGGCATTGCAGAATATTTATCAACAGCTTACGCTTTGTTATGGAACTTTGATTTAGAAATAGCTGTTACAGATTTTAATTTTCAGCACGGCGGAATGGATTTGCCTATTAAAGATATAACTTGGTTTGAATCAAATCAATATGGCGCATATACTCCTGAATCAAATAAAAAAAATAATATGTTAATTAAAATTGATACTTTATGGGAAATTTATGGCGAAGGCAAAATGTTAACAATTGATCCATTCTATAATTATGAAACAAAATATCGAACTGTGCCAGGAATTGTAGATCCTAAAAAAGCGAGCAATATTAGTGTTTTACTTGAGCCATATAGCGATACGATAAATATTAAAAAAGGTAATGTTGCTTGCTTGTTTGTGCCATTAAATAATGAAAATATAGAAATTGTGGTATAATTTTTAATATATTATTTATTTGTCATAAGATAAGTATATAATATTTATACAGGAGGGCCTATGACACTTAAAGAATTTAGTAACGCCTATAACGGACGCTTAACAGGTAAATCAAGTTTTCTGCATAAAAATCCTGATATTTTAAAAGAAGCAGTAAAACTTTTAAAAGAAGCTGAAGAAATAAATATGAATGATACAGCTGTTGCTATTTATATGGTTAAAAATTATCCTAAGCTTAAAGATCATTCACATAATACAGTTCGAAAATGGTTTAAAGATGTTCGATTAGGTTTATATGAGTGATTTAGAAAAATATAAAAAAACTTACAGCGATAAACGGCCAAGAAAAAAAAAGATTAAAATTGAACACCCCCCTAAATTTAAACCAGGATTTAAGTTTAGCGAAAAAACTAATTCTGGTGAAATTGTTTCTGAGCCTCAAAAATCTAATAAAATAAATTGGAAAGATCAATTATATGACTATTTCGGAGATGAAGCAGAAAATTATTCAGTAGTGCCTGGAACAGCCGAAATAAGATTTTGGGACACAAATATGGCTC